TGACCAGCTCTACCTCGCATCGAACACTGAAGTAGATTAGCGTATTCAAGGTCATAATTTAAAATCGATGCAACCTGATCACCAATATCATTCACCTCACATAACACCCAGGCATTGTTGTAAGCCTTTACCGTGTCAAAGATAATCGATGGAAACAACATCGGTTTGATTTCATTATTTCGATACTTTGCAACAACTTGATGTGGGAACGACGTGATATCTACAATGACAAATGCAGAGTAATCATTCTCAACTCCACGAGCCACGTCAACGGTACAAACGTAATCGTGATTCTTTTCTGGTTCTTGATAAACATCTAGCCCATTACTAGATTTAAGTGGTCTGTCATACACCAAAGATCTGAGTTTTGCTGGATTGATCAGAGTGTCAACTGATCCAAGAAACTCACATTCAAATTCTACACGGAACTGTTGTTCACTTGTGTTCTTGATTGTTTGGAGTCGCCACTTTTCGTCTCTACCTGGCACTTCAGACCAGTGAACTGATGTAGGGACGTATTCATTTTGACCTCTTTCTGCATCGTGCCACAAACGGTAGAAATGATTCATACCGTGAGGCGTTGAGACCATTATAACTTTTGTTTTCTTACCAGAAGTAATAGTAGGATAAACAGAGGCAAAGAATGAGTCTGCAATATGGTTTGGAACGAAAGCGAATTCGTCGAGGAACAAGATGTTAAACGACATACCTCTGACAGCAGACGCAGATGTAGAAGCTGCCAATATCTTACTGCCATTTTCCAACTCCATTGACCCTTTATTATAAACCAGAATACCTTGTTGCATCCATTTCGGAAGGTTTTCGTATGCAAGTTGTAACCGACTTAAAAGTTCTCTTGCAGTTGAGGCCTTGTTTGCGAGAATGCCAACGTTTACACTGTCATTAAAAATAAGGTAATGCAATAGATATGCAACAGACGTGGTGGATTTACCAGTCTGTCGCGGCATCATACAGATATTGAATCTGTTTTTATGAAATCTCTTGATTAATTTTTCCTGAAACTGATAGGGTTTGAATGGTACCAAACCTTCATCAAGAGAAACAATCTGGATGTAATTCTTTGCAAAGTAGACAGGATCTTCTTTACACTTAATGAATTCCTGAATCTGTTCTTTTGTAAATTCAACTGGGGTATTGGCCCTCTTAAGGTTTGGGTTACCCAGGTATACATTATCACTCATTAATCAACTCACTTTTTTCTTCTACTTAAAAGTTCTACAAAGTCTTTCTTTTTTGTACCGCCGTCGTAAGGCCAAGCGTAACCTTCAGAGATCATTTGATTATTCAATGATTGATCTTCATTATTAATGAACAAATGACCGATAATACGACCATACTTCTCTGTACTATCTGGTTTCTCAGTGCGTATGATGATGTCTTTAGCAAACTCTAATCTTTTTTTAAGCCACTCTTTCGATTCGAGTCCAAGGTTCTTTTCTCTTGCATCTTTTGTTCTACTTTCCGGCGTATCAACACCCGCAAGACGAATTCGCTTAGTAAGGGAAATAGAAAAACCCAAATCAATATCAGCGTCAATAGTGTCGCCATCTACTACCTTTGCGATCGAACGGATTCTGTATACGTAGGGGTCTTTCATATTGAGTGATCTACTGGAATTTTTGTAATTTTTTGAATAATATCGCAGGGCATAGTAACTGATTGCACATCGACATAACGCATATAATCAAGTTTACAAACGTTAGGCCCAACCTCTACCGATCCTATAATCACAAATGCAATAAATGAAATCACCGTTTCTTGCCTCCATTCTTAGCTTTTTTAGACGTTGCGTTTCCCTGATTCTGTTTGGACTGTTTTGGAGTCTTGTTGGATTTTTTGTTGGGGGACTTGCTCATCTCGCATTTCCTCAAAAGCCATACGTAATATGTAGTAAATTACGTATGCTGTAAAACATAATCCCGATCCTAGAATACAAAACACTCCCCACGGAAAATTTTCTGGTGTCATATCATAGTCATTGTTCTATACCAAGTTCATTCAAGTAATCAATCCACCATTGAGGATCTTTTGTCACTCTCCATCTAGGCACATCTTGGCCTTTTTCAGAATAGTATCTGTAAATCGTTTCATCTATAATCTGTTTTACTTCCATATTCTTCGTCATCTTCATCAACGTCTTCATACGGGTTTTCCAAATAAGGTCCGTGTGGAAGTTTGGAGTCGCTTCTGACATATTTCCTCTCAGATTCTATGCTTGCAATCCATACTGAAAACTTCATTATTATGTAGATGATGGCCAGTGGCAAAAAACAGGCGACTAAAACGTAAGGTTTCATTTGTCCTTCAACAACTTTTCTAGTCTTCTTCTAACGTTTTCAGATTCGATCTTCATATAATTTCTGTGAGTGTATCCACGATGACCCCTCATAATCATCGCACCTTGATAGAACATTGTGCCCGCAAAAACTAAAAGTAAAATACAACCAATTAGTTCAATGTGATTTTGAGCCATGGCAGTAGGGGAGGTATGATTCCAATAAGTCTTAGGAGACCTTCAGCAAATAAAGCAAGAACGAACCAACCGACAAACATAGAAATAATGCTAGCGTTACGATTGTGGCGTCTAATTGCAGCATCGATTAAATCCTGACACTCTTCTTTTGTAATTGGTTTTGCAGGATGTATTTCAGTCATTCGATGAGCCATCAATCATAATCCTCCTCAGTGAATCAAGAGAACTCATTCTTTTTTCCCAAGTATCTCCACCTTCTATACCTCTGAGTGGATTGACACAAGTATCATCCCCAAAACTATTGCAAACTAAACCGGCTAGATCCAGTTCACTTCCTCTATTTCCAGTTCCTCTCCAGAGATGTTGACCGTTCAACCAGACAGCCCCACATTTAGGGCATTCCTTTCTATCTAACTTAAGGTCAGATAGTTCTCTTTCTTTTGTCATTAGTTTCTATTTGTGATACCAAGTTGTTTTTCCAACTTGCGTTTCATAAAGAACATTTGAAGTTTAATATGGGAATACTTTAAAGTCAACTCAATATATGTGAAAACGCGCATCGTACCTTCTAATCCAGCATACCAAACCATTGCTGAAAAAACCAGAACGGTTATGTAAAGGCTAATTAGGGATGGATCCATAGAGACAAAAATGGTAGAGCTGTATCTATAAGATACATTATTTCTTAATTATTGATGTAAATCTTAATCTGCTCTGTGTTCTGGTGGAATATTTTGACCTGCTTGATCCATTCTACGACGTGTTGATTGTTGTCTGGAGAGAATTTGGTTTTGTCTTCTTGCATCTGCAGCTGCCTTTCTTTCTGCGTCTGAACCAATCAGGTCATCAATTCCTCTTTCAGCTCTTTCTTGTGCTCTAGCTCGTGCATCTTGTCTATTCAGTTCCTGCCTTCTACGTCTATAGACCTCATTAGGATCAAGTCTTCCACGTTGGACGGCGGGTTTTCTTGGTTTAGCTGTTTCACCACCTTGCCCATAATCAGGTGAGGGTTGAGGTGGTTGTTTTTTCCTTGCCTGATAAACCATACCAGCAGCACCTAGCGCAGCTGCGGCTGCAGGTAACACATAAGGAACAAGAGGTGCAAGAGCTACTACCTCTTGTAAATCCCGTTGAAACTGTTGAAATGTTTTCATTCTTTTGGAGCTCTTGTATTTTGATTCATCCTTTGTGCTAATTTATATGCGCCGTACGCTGCCAAACCTGTACCAACTACAGCAGCACCAACAGGATGTCTAGCGACTGCACCGACAACTGTACGACCAAGAGCAGGTAATACTCTAGAGGCAATACCAACACCAGCCCGCCTTAAAGGTTGTGGCGGTGAGGGTGGTTTGAAGTTTGGATCTAATTTAAAATCTGGTGTGACACCAACACCAGGTCTGTATCCACCCATTCCTGAAGATGCTCTCTGTGCAGCAGCAGTTCTTCCCTGAACATCGGATCTGGTTACCTCTCCTTGCCTTGGCACATTAGGTAACTGTGGACCAGAACCAGTTGGTTTAGGTGTTGCTGAACGAGCTGCATCTCTTAACCTTTGAGCTTTCTCTGCACCACCAGGATTGGATCTTTGCCAATCTCTGAATTGTGCATCTGTCATTTTGGAGAACTTATCTCCTGCGGATTCTTGAAATTGATTGAATGTTTTCATTAACAGTTCCAAGCTCTAAGTGATTTATTGATCCTTGAATCTGGATCATTTGCAGTTTTTGCGGAGGTCAGTTTTTTCTTCATCCCTTTCATTCTGGCACAAAATGACGCCCTGCGGGGATTTCCAACCTTCTTTGAAGGTGCCTTAAGGTCGCTTCCAGGATTTTCTCTTTCATAAGACTTAC